GCATTCAATGCGTGCAAACGCTACACGGATGAGAGCGATGGGGTGGAAAAGGTTATGCAAACCGAATTGTTGGATATGTATGCGACCCAACAATGTATTGCGAACATCACGGCACAAAGGAGGTTTAAGTCATTGAAGGACTCAAGACAAGTCACCATATCAAAGTCGGGTCAGGGTGGTCGTAATTTCGTTGTATTGGCTTGGAGTGGTTCGTGATGAAAGTGGTGGGTTTGTCTGTTGTTTGTGATGGTGATATTGAAAGTCAAGGCTATCGGGGCGACTTCACTCCAATTCTCTATGCCACCTTTGACGGCAAACACGAAACGGTCTATACCGACCTTGAATTCATACCGAGGCTGACACGATGCGAACACAAACCACTCGCTGATTTTGACCCCAACGGTGTGTTCGTGACTCACAATTTCCCGAAGGATTTCATTGGCGACAACACCACAGACCTTCTTCGTTTGACACAAACAGCGAGTGCCGAAGTGCTTCAAAACGAAGGCAAACGCTACGCCTTAACCGATTTGTGTCGGTGGAACAGGGTTAGAGGATTTCAACAAGAAATCGCAACCGCTATCAAAAAATACACAGCCTATCGCAAAGGCGATCACCACAAAATAGCACGATGGTCGCTTGAAGAAGCAAGGCGTTGTCAGGAATTATTCGTAATCGTTAGGAAACGAGGCCGCATTCGCTTTGTTGATGCTAACACAGGAAAATTAGCCTTTGCCGAATTGGATTTCAAGGAGGAAGAATGATGCCTGTTGTTCCCTGTGCTGTTTGTGGCAAAAGGCACAAGAAAACCCCCAAGCGTTTGCGCCGTAGTCAAGAAACACCGAGCCTTTGTTGGAAATGCAATACCAATTTGCCCGATGAATACAGGTGCAAAGGATTTTTAACAAGACAACGACGAAAATGTGAGCAAAGGGCTTTAGACAATGGTTATTGTGGTTATCATCAAGACCAATTCGGTGGTGAAGAAGAATGAGTGCTTTCATACGGGGTTGGGAATTGATGAAGGGCATCATTTGGAATGGGCGTGAATATGACGACATTGATGAAATTGATCCTATCATTCGTGGTATTTTGGATGACTACACACAAGGCACGACACTGCCCCCACTGCCTTGGTCGGGTGGGGGTAGCCGAAGGGGAACACCTTGGACTCGTATGTTTGCCGAAGGAAGCAGTGCGCCTCTCCATCGTTTAACGGGGTTCACCAATCCCGAAAAAGAAATGTTGCCTACGGTGGTGAATTGGGAAGGGGGTAAGACTTCAATCATGCCTCAATTCCGGGCTTTAGCCAAGCCTTTGGGTGGCCGTTTCATCCCTGCTGAATTATTCGGAGGAAGTGGTTCGTTTATTCTTGGTATGAATGACCCTCAAGCACGAGGACTGTATGCCGATATTAACCCTGACATGACGAACCTCATGGCTCAATTGAAACAGGGGATGGGAGATGTCAATATCGCTCAAGACCAAGACGATCTTGAACGCATGGTTGGCGAATTAAATGAAATCCGCCACCGCAGGGATGTTATGGGACAGGAATTGGATGATGATGATTTGATGCGTATGGCTCACTTATTGGTTGGTGCAAATTTAGCAAACAGGAATGGAATGTTCACCTACAAGCCTTGGAACAAAACCCCCCAAACCTATACCGAAGGAAAAATCCAACGCCCGTCATTCCGAGTCCAACCAAAGCGTGTGATGCCAAACGATGTTGGGTCAATCAACCTTGACCCCTACGCATCACGATTACAGAATGTGGACATACGCACAGGTGATTTGCGACAAACCTCCGAAGCCCTAACACCTGAACATTTGCTTTACCTTGACCCACCCTACATATCAAGGGACATTTCCTACGGAGGCTCGGAACAACAATTGGAGGGCAAAACCTTTGATCAATTACAGCGCGACACCATTGATATAGCGAATGAACACAAAGGCCCAAGCATCGTTTCAAATTACCTGTATAGCAAAGAAACGGGCGAGCCTTTGAAGGAATACATCAACGCCTTGTTGGATGCCGAAATGCAAATCCATCCATGGATCCGAAAGCCAAAGGGCAACAAACAACCACAGGTGGAATTGATAGCGACAAAAAATTTCCCACAGCAACGCACGCTGTTCTAACGGTCACGGCTGATGCGACCACCGCCCGCACCCAAGTCACGCCTCATGCGTGGTCTTGCACCACTCCCTGAGCCACGAACCTTGTTTCGCGCATACCTCGCTCGTGTTCGCTTCTCCTTGTTCTTTCGTGACACGCTATACGCCCTGCGTTTAGCCTGTCGTTCAGCACGACCTTCAGATGGGTTGCGGGTGTAGCCGTGAAATTTTCCTTTCAAGACTCCGAATCCGACAGCGAAGGCAAGTGCTTTAGCCTCGGCTTCGCTTTTCGCCATATATGACCGCAGGTATCGCACTCCCATAAAAATATCCTATCCCGACTCCCTGCATAGAACCCATTGATTCTCCGAGCAAGCCCTACGGTTTGACACGAATCACATTGTTGTTCCAATTTTGCTCGGAACATTCGCTTCATGGTAATCAATATCCTGCGTGCGTGTAATAGAATTCAACCTCGCCCACACCAAGTGGGCCGAGAGGGGAAATGACGGTGAGTGACAAGTCACCAAAGGTAATCAATTTACCCGCCACCGTGAAGTGTGGCCCTTCTTTCAATGGACACATTTGGCTATCGCCCGATCCAAACCAAACGGCTGTGATGAGTCGTGTTGAACCACCCGTTTCATCAGCGAGAGGGGTAAAAGAAAGCGAACCTGATGAACCACCACCCGTATAGGAAATGGTTTCTTTTGCTTGTTTGTGAACAGGAGTCAATTGGTATGCACCGCCCGCCCCTGAGCCAATGGCTTGGTCGCTTTGAAAGAACAGGTGCGTTTCACCGTCACCGTGAATGCTTGTAGCACTCACTTGAAACCCGTTGGGGTCACGAGCATAGAGTGTGCCTAAGTCGGTGAGGGGCAAAGCCCCTGACGATAGTGCGGGCGTAGTGCCGTAATCGTTGGATGGGTCAATGCCGTTTCCCGATGGGTCTTTCATCGCAGTTAAGGGAAGTGGGCCACCACGAATGAATACGCGCTTATCCTCAACCGAAGCGACATTCAGTGGTGTAGCATAGGTGACACGCACAGCCCCCAAAATGACTGATTGCTTGATGAGGTGAGAGGAAGGCATCTGTGGGTAAATGCCTGTGCTTGTATCAACGACTGTGCCACAGACCAAACCAATGTTGTTCGTGGATGTCAATTCGGGATCGGCAATCACCAAGACCCAACACTCTTCGTTGAGGGATGATGGCAACACCATACCGCCCGCATTGAATCGGCTGTTGTAATAGGATGCCGTATCAATGTCAAACGCTGACGCTGAACCAACGGAATAGAACACACCGTCAAGGCACACCACACCCGAATCCACAAATATCTCGTTAGCATCACCACCCGCATTGGGTCGGACACAACAATTCCCGCTGATGGGATTGTTCCTATCGCCCGCCCCCGAATCACTGCTGTAATCCGTCAAGGAAATGGGTATGACACCGTTGCCAATCCCACGCTCAAGGAAACCCGTAAGGGTGGCGGTGGATAGCACATCGGTATCACGCAACCCATCGGATTGCCATGTTGCCCCTGTGCCTGTCTTTTCGTGTCCTTCTCCAAGTCCTGTTGTTCCCATCACCTCACCTCCATCACCACATCCACACGAATTTCGGTGGTTTGGTTTTTGCTAATTGGCACAAACGATGCACGAAATGCGGGGTTGTCAAGGGGGGTTGCGCCATGCACAACGACTTCTTTCACATCACTCGCCGCAATCAATTGAGTGTCAAACAGGCCCGTCACCGAAACCGTTCTATCGTCAATGCGTTGAACCGTAGGGGTGACTGAAAAGGCAACATTCCCTGCCCCTCCATCTCTTGTGGTAGCCCGACCACCCGAAGTCCCAAGACTCATTTGACTCACGAGTGATTGGAGGTGTTCGGCTAACTTGGCTTTGATTTGGTCTAAAACGGGCATTATTTCACCTCATAGAATCGTGATTTGGAGTGTCCGATAGGCAATTGGCGACTTGAAGAAACACGAAGCCTCTCGTTGTCGGACACGGCTACGAGGCTTCCCGCCTTCAAAGTGATGGTGGTTGCGGTGACGGAATTGATATATCCGATGACCTCATGGTTAGCGTTCAAAACCGCATCGTGCTGTGCGAACCTCTCCGTAGCATTAACGCCATCAACGGTCATCGTGGTGGTGCTTGTGGCGTAGCCACCACCATTATTGATGAGAACACCTGTATCACCACCACGCACACCAATGACCCCCAATTGATTCGTTGTTGGTTCGCCACGCCAACGCCCGCCTATAAGCAAACGAGTGCCGTTCACAAATCGTGTCATCACACGGTGTGCTGAAATCACTTGGATTGGTGCATTCAGGGTAATGTCAATTTGTTCATCGGTTCTTGTAGCATTGTCGTCACTTGTGGTGGATGTTGATGTTTGCAGATCAGCCAACAAACCCTCTATCCCTTTTTCGTATTGACCCATCACAATGTCGGTGAGTCCTGTGTTGTAGTCATTGAACACCTCAAAGACAACAAATTCGCCCTTGATTGCTTCCGCTGTGAAATCAACACGAATGATTTCTCCGGGTTTGATGTCACTACATTTGATGAGTCCTTCAACACGAATGAGTGCTGAGCCTTGTTCGGTTCTCCGCAACAAGCCCTTCGCTAAACGGAGAGCAACGCTTCGTTCCTTCACTCCTAACACCCTCGTCTTGAGTGTGCGCTCAACGCCCTCATCATCACCAACCCCACCCATGCGTTTCATACGCTCTAAGTCTTTGACAGAAGCCCTAACCGTTTCATTGATGGCGATTTCATCACCCTCAACAATCACTTGATTTGCCATTTCAAGCATTTGACTCACGCTGATATTGCGAGGGCCACTGCTTGTTCCAACCCGCCTCCCCATATCAATGAAAATGTTAGGGGAATAAATCAACAACCCTTCTTCACTCAATGATAACTGATAGCCGTCAATTCGTGACAAATCACGCAAAGCATCCATAATACCAATACCTCGTGTTTTGCGACTGATGAAGTGATGGCTGTGTAGCATAGCATCACGAAGGTTTGGATGAGCGAATAGAAATGCTTGTCGTGCGACTTCTGTGCTATGATGAGCCGATGAATAATCCGCATAAACACCTGCATCGGTGGCTTTTTGTTCAAGGAACACACGGAATTTTTCAAGGTCAATTCCCGGTATGGATTTGATGATGTCTTTCATCAACAATAAGGCGGCATCGGTGGTTCGCAACCCAACACCCATAAAGTGTCCAAGTCGCACACTGTTAATCTCCATCCCTGACGCTGAAAGTGAATTTTCTGTTAGGTTCTTGAATGTCAAGAATGTGTCATAGAAATCACCATCCCCCTCGTTGTTCTGTGCTTTAGCGATCCGCCATTTTTGATTCATAGCATCAATGAGGTATGGTGGGAAGCGAGAGGGTATCATTTCAGTCCCATCAACATAGACCTTTGACATTCCCCCTGTTCCTGCGTTCCGTTTGTATGAAATCAATCCCGTGTTTTGTCCGTCATTCAGCACAAATGTCTGAGCAGATAGCATGAAAAAGTCAGATGGGTTGTAGTGTCCGATTCCACGATAGCCCATGTTGGTATTGATGATTGCACTATCGTCACTCGTGGTCGCATCCCATTTGTCCGAAAGCAATTTACCAACCGACACAGCGTTATCAACCAAAGAGGGCAACACAACCAAGCCGAGTGAAGTGGGTGCTATGTTTTCAATTTTTGACACGGCTGAACCTGTATTTTTGCCCGCACGAACCGTATAGCCTGTGAGATCAGCCGAGGCACATTGAAATGTCAAAGTCAGTCCGTCAAATGTGTTATGAGTGCGACTTGCATAGGTGATTTGACCCGTCAAACCGATGATGACAAGCACCCCCGATTGTGCAAACGAAGTGGCATCATCAACAACGATTTTTGATGGCGAAGCACTCTTTGCATCAAATTTAATCACAGCCTTAGCACCAAGTGCCAACATCGCTGTGCTTGGTTGCTTGACAACCGCATTAGCGTCTTTGTCGCGCTTGAGGTATGGATTAACCACCACCGTGTCATCCGTTGCATATACCGTTTCTGTTTGTGAAATGTATTCTCCACCACCTGCATGGGTGCTTTGTGAATATCGGGCTTCCACCAATGGCACAATTCTTCCCTCAGCGTCTTTGCGTGAAGCATCCGCTTTGAAGTGTTGAAGCATATTTGCTGATGGGATAAGATGCCACACAACATCACGGTTGTTAGCGTCAGGCCACTCAATCGTTGGTGCTGAATCGTAGGGAGAAGAAATGCCTTGAATGTCGCCAATTTGACTTGTTGTTGTCGTTTCAAACATACCGTAGCGTTTGTCACGGGTGTATGGTTGGTCTTTGCTTCCTGCTTGGGTGACGGTGCTGTATGGCCCAAGCAACCACCCGTCTTGATTCATGTCGTTGCCGTCACTATCGTTCTTGGTGGTGTAGCCAAACACCTTCAATGGTCGCACCATACGCACAATGTAATCCGCATATTTTCGCACAGGCTGTGCCACCTGTGACTTGATTGCCGCATTCTTCCCGCCTTGCTTTGACCGCAAAGCGTCTGTGTTTTCAGGGCGTTCAAGCCATGTTTTGCGGAGGATAAACACCCCGCCCCATGCGGGCAAATCAGCCGACCCACGAACAGCCCAATGATCACGGACACCGACACCGTTTGCTTGGAGAATGTCATCACTAAACGGATTGCTCACCGATGCCAAATCCATATTTTCGTTTAGCGACCATTTGGGTTTGGCAACCTTTTGATTTGGATTGGATTGACCCCCGTATGTTTCATCAGGTCGTGATGCGTCTGTTGTGATGCTTCCTTCCGACCCACCATATTTTGTCCATCGTGTGTCCTGCACCCATGATGGAGTGATTGGGAACACTTGGCCCACAGCCAAGTCGGAGTGTAGCGATACAGCCTTGGTGCTTGTCACCACATAATCGCTATTTTCCCCCGTCATATATTCGCTGTGCGTTTCAACACTCAAACCCAAACGAGGTGCAACATCGGATTGCACTTGTCGGTGATCGGCAATTTCGTGAAGTGGGATGGGGAGTGTTCCACGCTCGGCTTCTCCCTTGTCTTTCATGTTGAGGTTTGTTCCCCAACCAACCGCAGGGAAATGTTGATTGTCGGTGTCACCGTTGATTTTGACATCAACGGGGTGTGCGTTAAGGTGCAGGTTGTTGCCTTTATGGTGGTAAAATTCACTTCCCACGCTTGCCCCAAATTCACTCGCT